CTAGATATGAATAAAAATGTGTAGATGTGCTATGTTAAAGCGACCCACCGCTGCCACAAATGCAGCGCTTCCAGAATTTATTCTGGTTGAACTTCGCACTATAAAGTGTACTCGTGGTTACCAATACCACAAAGCGAGTGCCAGTACTCACAAACTCAAACCCCGTGGTTACCAATACCACCCCGTCCGCGCCGGCCAGACGTTAAAAGGTTAGGCTTAGGATCCCGCCTCAGCTAATAGGGTAAGGATGATACACGCCCGTGTGTGTCACTCCGCAGAGTTTCTCTTCAAGTTAGATAAACTGATGGACCGAACTTGTTGACTTAGGTTGACTTGTAAGGCAGGTGTAAGGCTTCCACGCACTATAAATCGGAGCTAGTTTTGATCGTGGTTACAAAACGGTACCAGCGCAATCTGTCCCTTTGCCCATTTGAATATGGTTAAATTTCCCTTTCAACAAATCCTACAATATTATGGTTACAATTTACGAGAATACGACGCTGAACTGCCAGGATACGCAGAATCCTCACCCCAAGGAGAATAGCTTGGTTGATTGCGAAGAAATGTTCCTCTGTGACAAAATGTGTCTAGAGAAGAATCGCCACTCCCGCGAGTATATGAATGCTTATAAGGAGATTGTGATTAAGAGTGCCTCCGGGCAGATGAAGTATGATCAACAGAAGAAGCACAATATGGTGCGACGAATGTTTAATCGTATGAGACGCGACTACCGATACATGATCGGAGCGCGCGCAGGAATTATTCCCACTACCTCTGGGTTATCTAGAGTGAGTGAAGGAGAATGGGAACGTGATTTGACTCGTGAATGTATCGAGTCTAATCCAGGCCCCCAATCTCAAAATTGTGGTGATCTTTACATGATTGACACCACACCCACCTTGTCTCGTGAGCTATTTGCGATAATCGAAGACGAGGTAAAACTGGAACTTGGTATTTTTGAATATTGTCACAATTGTGAAAATAGTCAGAAATTAATGGATTACCCGAAGTCTATTGTATTTTACAGGAATTCGTGTAAGGAATGTTCATTTGAACCTCAATCCTTGTCGGCTGGAACTACCATTAGTGACCTACAAGCCCGTTTCAAGCACTGGGTGAACAGTGGAGAACATCTTGGTCGATCCTTCTTAGGTCGCCATCTTAATATCACTGGTCACTATGATGCTCAAATCAATTTGATAGAAGATGTTGGCTTGTTATTTTTTCATTTTATTCGTAGTCGTAACAATACTGATCGCTGTGTTGCTTTGATCAATTTTTGTAAACTACGAGGAATGGCGATAACTTTTGTTGGTACTTTGCTAGAAATCTCAGATTCATTATTCAAGAGTCAGGCTGACAACCTATCTGAAGATGATATTCTAAGAAATATGGGATTCGAACCTCAAGGAGATGAAGATGAAGACTCTCTGGAAAAAGGATTTGCTCAGTTGAGAGGTGCTCTCAGTACTTATGACAAACTAAAGGATTTACCAGTCTACAAGAAAGTTCACAAATTCTTCATGTACTTATTATGTAATGGTCTCTTGCAAGGCACCAACATTACATTTAGGAGTTTGCAATTTGATAAGTTTGAAGAAGAGGCTCTCAAGCGCACGCATAAACCAGGTTTTGACATGGTGCATGCGATGCTAGACACCATTGTGTTTGTGTGCGAAGCTGGGTATGATTATTTCAAGACCGGAAGTTTTGATAAATTTGTGCATAGTGGCTCATCATACGACAAGTGGATTTCTACTGCCCAGAAGCTCAAGATGCAGAGTAAATTTTTATCCAATCCTGTTCCCCATGGAATTAATCGATTTAAGTTTGTTGCTGAATTGAAGGATGCCATCGAAAAAGGTAAAGCTATCGTTAGATTTACTGGAGGGCTCGATAAGGGTGAGAAATTATTTTTGCAAAAGACGCTGATGGAATTACAATTGCTTGAAGCAGAAGAAACCACTCGAAGATCCGCTCAACAACCCAGGAAAGATCCATTTGGTATTTTGATTCACGGATCATCACACATCGCTAAGAGTAAACTCACTGAGATTATGTTTAAACATTATGGCAAGTGCTTTGACTTACCTATTGATGACAGCTACCGATACACTCGCTGTCCGACCGATGAATATTGGTCTGGATTCGACTCTACACAATGGTGTATAGTCATGGATGATATCGCCTTCTTGGCTCCAACAGGAGAAGTTGATCCCACATTGAAGGAATTGCTACAAGTGAAAAATTCTGTTCCTTATACGCCGCCACAAGCAGCGTTGGAGGATAAAGGAAGAACACCTGTTAAAGCTGAACTTTTGATTGCGACTACAAACACCAAGCATCTTAACTTGCACGCTTACTTCGCTTGCCCATTCGCTATTGCTCGCCGTTTGAGTTTTGTCGTGACCCCAACTGTTAAGCCAGAATATACAAAAAATGGTTTTATGGTGGATTCGAAGAAAATTCCTCCTACAGCTGAAGGTCAGTATATGGATATCTGGAATTTTGATGTTTCAGTACCAATGCCTGAGTCTCAAGTCGCGAAGGACAATCAACGGACGAGATACGAGAAGATTGAATCATTTGATGATATTCATTCATTCTTACAATGGTACATTTTTGTTGCTGAAGAGCATGCTGCGGCGCAAGCTAAAGCTGATCAAGCTGCGAAAACTATGGCAGAGGTAGAAGTCTGTAAAGGATGCAAGAGAGTTGTTGTTGAATGTTTATGCAACACTCAGTGGGAACACAGATACGCTAAATGTGGCGTGTGTGAGCGAACGATAGGTAACTGCTGTTGTACGGAGCAAGTATGTGTTGAAGATTTCAATGCAGTGTATAAGGCCAAACTGTGGGCATACTCTAGGATCGTTGAAGGCGGAAGTTTTGATTTCGAGGAATATGAGGAAGAGATTATGAAATGGAAATGGTATGGTTTATCATCATACGTATTGTGTAGCTATTATGCTTTTTACGCTACGCTATGCACCGTTTTGTCTTTCTTCGTTGCTTACTTTCTCGTTCGTCACTCTCCGCAAATTTTACATTACTATTATCAGTATCGATTAGGTCACTTGTGGAAATATCGAATGTTGTTTGCGGTGTGTGGTAACGAGTTAGATACCTGGCGATTGATTTTCAGAATTGGAGGAGATAAAGTCAGCAAGATTAAGGTCAAAAAGAATTATCTTTATGGTCTTGGTGTCTTACTGGCGTTGCCAGCCACGCTTATGTCTTTGCGATCGCTTTGGCGAATGTACATTAGCGCAACAGAAAACGAATCGGATCAAAAGAAACTATCCTGTCTCACAAAGAAGACCGATCACACCACAGGGCCTATAGCTACAGTTGCAGAACTTACAGAAATGGAAGTCTATGATGAATTATGTGTAGATACACCTTCTGGGAAATACACGATTATGCGCATGCAAGACAAGACTGGAAAAATAACGGAAAATTCTTTGGTTAATATTGAAGATTTGTCTAAATTATCCGATCGAGAAGAAATGTGCATTGATACCCCAGCTGGTAAATACAACATTATGCGAATGCAAGGCAATGAGGGTAGTATCCCTAAACCATTATTTGTAGAAAAGCCTACATTCTACTATCATGACCCATATGCCGTTACAGATTGTGTGATTTCGGGTGCCTCAAAGTGTTCGCAAGATGATATACTTGAGAGAGTGATCATAAACAACACAGCATCATTCCATTTAAGATTTCCTACTCTTGGGCGCGGCATGCACACTACGGGTGTTAACATTCATGGTAATCTATGGTTGCTAAATAAACACTCCGTTAAGGCGGAGTGTGGCAATCTGGATGTTATTTTTGATGATACAACCAAGAATGTCTCCAAGAATGTTAGGGATATTGCTTTTTCTTCAGCAGATTTCATCGAAATTCCCGATTCTGACGCTGTATTGATCCAATTGAGATGCATAGCTCCAGGTAAGAGTCTTTTGCAATACTTTCCCATAGATTCTATTCTTAAGGGTAGATTCAAGGGGAAATATATTATGCGATCTCGATGTGGCACGGTATCTCAACTCCAAGTTGATAATATCTATCCTGGATCATGTCCTGTTTTCGGAGTTCCCGGATACTTTGGTACAGCTGTTCGTCCCACACAATTGGGCGATTGTGGTTCACTGTGTTTGGTTGAAGTAGGAGGGGGTAAGGTCATTTTTGGATCACACACTAGTGGTGCTCCAAATGGTGGAATTTGTATGCAACATATTTCCCAGAAAATGCTCAATATAGCAGTCAATCGATTCGAGCCCCAAGTTCACGAAGGTGTTTTACCGATATCAGCCCCTGGATATGAGAGAGAATTGATGAAGGACTTACATTTCAAATCATGCATTCGTTTTTTAGACAGTGGGACCGCAAAAGTCTATGGTAGTTTCAAAGGATATAGAGCGAAACACAAGTCTCATGTCGAACCAAACTTCATTTGCGACTATGTTGTTAAACACGGCTATAGGGCTGACTTTGGCCCTCCTAAGATGGATTGGCAACCTTGGCGCTTAGCCATAAAGGATATGACCACTCCAGTGCACACTTATCTGAATGAGAATATTAGAAAGTGTGAGGATGCTTTCTTTAACGACATTATTCTGAAGCTTGGTGATAAAATATCTATGCTTGAAGTGTATTCATTGGATGTTGCTTTGAACGGTGCACCTGGAATTACGTATGTTGACAAGCTCAATAGTAGGACTAGTGCTGGAAACCCGTTTAAGAAATCCAAGGAACACTTTATAACGGAGGACCAATTCGGTAATATAGTTGAGGTTGATAAGATCATCCTTGATCGTGTGGCAGAGATAGAAGCTTGCTACGATATGAATACTCGTTTTCACCCACAATTTTGCGGTCATTTAAAAGACGAACCAGTTTCTTTGAAAAAGATTGCTAGTGGTAAAACAAGAGTCTTTACAGGTGGAGAGTTTGCATGGTCGATTGTTGTGCGAAAATATTTATTATCGCATATCAGATTGATTCAGAACAATCCATTCATTTTTGAAGCTATGCCCGGTGTTGTTGCTCAATCCACAGAGTGGAGAGATCTCTATGAACATCTTATTGTTTTTGGTAAAGACAGAATGATTGCAGGTGATTATGGTAAGTTTGATAAGCGCATGGCCGCTCCATTTATCTTGTCTGCATTTAATATTTTAGAGCGTTTATCCAAAGCAGCTGGTTGGCCAGATGAGGATCTGAGATACATTCGATGTATTGCACAAGACACTGCTTTTCCTTGTATTGATTTCGACGGTGATCTTATTGAGATTCAGGGGAATCCTTCGGGACACCCTCTCACCGTTATCATAAATTGTCTTGTAAATAGTCTCTATATGAGATATGCATATTTACTTATTTCCGGGAAGCCTTTGGAAAGCTTTCAGGATAATGTGAGATTAGCCACATATGGCGATGACAATATCATGGGGGTGAGCTTAGATTGCCCCAACTTTAATCATACAAGGATAGCTTTAGCTATGAAATGCATTGGTGTGGAGTACACTATGGCTGAGAAGGAAGCAGAAAGTATTCCCTTTATTCACATTGATGATACGACCTTTTTAAAGAGGGCGTTTCGTTTCGACAGTGATATAGGATGCATTGTTGCTCCATTGGATGAATCATCTTTTCATAAGATGCTTACCGCGAGACTTCCGAAGGAGAACATGGCAGCTGAAGCTCACGCCATTCGTGTAATAGAGACCGCTCAAAGAGAATATTTTTTCTATGGGAAACATATCTTTGAGGAAAAACAAAGATTTTTTCATCGTCTTGTAGAGGATTGTGGTCTCAAATCCTGGGTGTGTGACAGCACTTTTCCCAATTATTATGACTTAGTATATGATTTTTGGATGAAATACAACGATGTGGAGAATGCAATGAAATTCTCCTTACGGGAGCACACCCCCCAAAGCCTTGTGGTTGACGCAATTCCACTCGTATGCGAAGAGACAACTTTAAACCGTCCCGAGGTTTTATCCGCCGAAGGGATGTATGAACAGATAGGTCAAACATTTTTAGGTGGCGGGCTCCGAGTAAAGTCCGTATGTTGTACACTTGCACCAGAGCATGTGTCGGTTCCGAACCCCGTGCGTTCGGTCTCTTCATCTAGTAGCGATGATGGAGAGGAGTATAATCGCTACGCACATGTCGGTTTCAGTTTGTGGGCGTCACAATCCGCTGAGGTGGTAACTGATGATACTAAACATGAAGCTGAAACAAATGTGGAAGGATTAGTTAGCTTTTTGGAGCGACAAGAACTTTCGCCAACCGGGCCCCCAGCCAGAGAGACGTTACACAATACTACGTCTAACACATACATATCGAGTTTCTTATCTCGTCCTGTTAAGGTTCAAACCTTTACTTGGAACGAATCAGATACGATCGGGTCGAAGGTCAACTTCGGTTTATGGGGTGATTGGGTTCAAACTCCCTCTGTTAAGAACAAGTTGAATAACTATTCTTTTTTCCGAGGTGATCTGAAAGTGAAGATCCAGATCAGTGCGTCTCCATTTTATTATGGTATGCTTCTGATGTCTTACAGACCATTAACAGCATTTAAGGTGGATACTTATTATGTTGATCCCAATAATGATTGGTTGACTAGTGTTTCTCAGCGACCTCATATCAAGATCGATCCTGAGAATGGGGATACTTTTGAGTTCACTCAGCCTTTCATTTACCCATACAATGCTATGAATCTACAAGATTTATCGGAGTTTCAGAATATGGGTAATACTCGATTCGACGTGTTGACTCCACTTCGTAGTGCCAATGGTGTTACTGGTCAAGGGATTACAGTTACGGTGTATTGCTGGGTGGAGAATCTTACATTGTCTGGAGCATCTGCAGGGTATGCAGCTCAATCCGATGAGTATGGTGATGGATGTGTGTCTAAACCAGCTTCATGGGTTGCTAATATCGCTGGAAGACTTAGTGATATGCCCGTTATCGGGCCATTCGCTACTGCTACAAGGATCGGGGCCAGTGCTATTGGTGCTATCGCATCTATGTTTGGGTTTACAAATGTTCCAGTTATATCTGATACAGAACCTATGCACCCAGAACCATTCCCAAAATTGGCTTCGGCAGAAATTGGCTTTCCAGTTCAAAAGTTGACACTTGATCCTAAGAATGAACTTTCAGTAGACCCCAGGATATTTGGGTTACCAGATGGAGTAGATGAAATGACGATTTCCTCACTAGCTCAAAGGGAGGCGTATTTGACCTCGGCGACCTGGTCCACTGCAGATACCGCTGATACTATTAAGTTCAGCTGTCTCGTACATCCTGCTCTTGGTAAGTACGGATCGATGACTGGTGGAGCATACGCTCAATTAACTCCACTAGGCTTCACTGCAGTGCCTTTCAGTCAATGGCGAGGTGATATTGTCATCACTCTTCGTGTTATAGCCTCGAAGTTTCACAAAGGGAAATTAAAGATTAGTTATGATCCGAGTGGAAATTCTACTTCAGGATATAATATTCTCACAAATCCCAATACATCCAATGTCGTGCAGACTATGATCATGGATATCGGTGAGACTCGAGAGATTGAGATCACGGTTCCTTATCAACAAGCGCGCCAGTTTTTGGATACTGGTGGATGGTTTAATGATTGGTCAACCAGCGGGACTCCTTCTTTGACAACTGATAGGACTAAGGATAATGGAATCTTTACTGTGAGAGTGCAAAATATTTTGACTGCTCCCGTAGCTTCATCCAATGTGGACATTCAGGTGTGGATCAAAGGGGGCTCAAACATCGAGTTTGCAAATCCTGCGGAAATTGATAACACACATACGAATTCGTATTATGTTCCGCAGAGTGATGAATATATATCAGTGCCAGTAAATGGTAAGGTGACTTTGGGTAGTGTTAATCACGACACTAAAGGGCAATATGTCACTCACTTTGGTGAAGATGTGAAGTCCTTTAGACAAATGTTGCATCGTTATAATAAGTTAATGACTGATTATGCATCACCGTCATCCACTGCAAATACGTACCAATATATTGTGAAGACACTCCCAAGATTACCCATGACTCCTGGTTACTGTAATATTGGATATCACACGGCGAATAAGCAGGTTTCCGGTACGGCTCCATATAACTTTTGCGAATTCACTCTCTTAGCTTATTTAGCTAATGCTTTTCTGGCATACAGGGGGAGTGTTAATTATTCATTTAATGTTGATGGAAATGTAGCTGCGGGGAATATGACTGCCGCCCGATATCGAGGTTCGGGCGCTAATTTTACCACTGTATCCAATACTACAACTACTCTTAGTCAATTAGCACGGGCTGCTACGACTGTTAGTGGGTTGAAAGGTATGGCTTTGACCAATCAACTGACACAGGCAGGTTTGAATGTCACATGTCCAATGTACGTGAAGGAGCGCTTTCTCCCCACAGATCCATTCAAAGGTAACTTACCTCCAACCGGTGATGAGTGTCTGCGATTGCAAGTAGACCTACCATTTCCCAGTACAACCACAGTTGGTAATGTGTTGATTCATACATATGTGGCGACAGGACCAGATTTTAGTTTGCACTATTTCTTGAATGCGCCAACAATGTATTACTATTCGACCTATCCAGCTGCTGCTTAGGGCCATTTTGAGTTTTAGCGAGTTCTCATCAAAAATATGATATTATCTTAATCGCCACGGGGAGTGGAATCCTCCCGACCGCTATACTAGGTGAATAGTTGATACCCTACCACTTCGGGTAAATTAATGAGGTGGAATAAAAAGTAAAGCATGATCGTGTTTAGGCGTCCAAGGACCTCATTTATGAGTATCTGTCGGTAATCCATAATAAACGTCGAATGGGTGGACGGGCCACCACTTTTCCTAGCAATAGGTTTCACCTCGTTAACTTTCGTCTTATGACACTATAATGTAGTTTTGTATCTCTGACGAAAGTCGGAGGGAAATTTTTAATGCATTATAGTCCGTATGTTTTAGGAGGTTAACGACTAATTGTCTGTTAACA